ACAGGACCCGGCCGAGACCCGTCAGTCAGAGCCAAATGAGAAATCTTACCGTCATTAGATTATCCAACTGTTGGTATCACTATATACCTTGTTTGACCATGATAAGTCAAGCTGAAAACTAACCAGTAGTCAATCTGGGAGTTAGAGTATTTTAAAACTTTTAAGGAGTTAAGATCATGTCAGAAATAGATACAATTGAATCATTCTTCGAAAACTTAGCACAACTACGTCGTGAAAAGGCGATGATGGATACTCAATCATATAACGAGCGGACCGCTATCGGTTTATACGTTATGTACAAACACCAAGCGATTAAAGGCACTACTTTACGTGCTATCGCTGATCAATGGAACCGCACTACTGAGTGGGCTAGAACGATGGAGTCCAAAGGCAGGCGCTTTATGTATCACAAGATCGAGAATAAGTACGATTCACATGTGCTATCTCTACTTGGTTTTCTTGATTATTTACTTGAAAACAAAATTGAAGGAATTTTAGATTACTTCACTTTTAAAGGCTTCACCAAATCTGAGCATACGATATCTGGTTTGAGGATTAGGGTGTTTCAGCTCGAAGCTCAACTCACAAAAACACAGCAAGAAGCAAGTTATGAGCTTTCACCGGTTGTCGAAACACTCAATCTGTCGGTTCGTTCAATGAACGTACTTAAAGCGGAAGACATTGAGACAATTCAGGATTTAGTCAACTACGGAGCAGAACGATTGCTTAAGGTGCCGAATATGGGAAGAAAATCTCTCAGAGAAGTCACTGAAGCTTTAGAAACCGTTTACGGTATTGATTTTAACTAGGAGATGATCATGAAATATTCATATGCTGTAGTTGGTGGCATTGTTGAGCGCGGTATTTATGCTGTTTTACCGACTTGTTATCCTAACATGGACTGTTCTTGTGGTGAGTGCAAAGACCCAAGATTCAAAGGAAAATTCCATCTTATGAACGGAATCTACAATGACATCTGGTTATGCCAAGATTGCGTTAACGAGTTGGGCATCCGTACACTTGAGTCAGCTTCTGATTTAATTCTTGTTCGGGCTTTCGGTAGCACTGAAGTGCTAGACGGCCTAGCATCTAAGTTGAATGATCTTCCTTCCATCATTGTAGGCGATCTCGATTACGTAAAGCATCGTTTATATTCAGGCGTGCTCCGTTTCTACATTAAAGAGACGATATCACTCGCCGGCTTATTGTCGTTCTTTCGAAACGCACCTATTAACGTAGAGTGTTGGTATAAAGGCGAACAATTCAATCTGAAGAAGAATCTAACTAAAGAGTCGATTCTTAAAGGAGAGATTAAATGAATAAGAACAGAACCAAATCATTGTCCAGTTATAGTCTATCAGACTTTAACGATGCAATCACTTACACTAAACTGTTAGCTGTAGATGCTCCTGATTATAAAACAAGAGCAAATGCGAAGTTGGCATCTGCTTATATTGATATGATGGATTTAGTTGAACCAGGCTGGCGACAGATTGCTTTTGAGCAGCTGAAAGCCAACGCACTTAAGAAAGGAGTCAGAAATATCGAAGTAGGAAATATTGGTTTTGAAGCAAGTGGTCATCTCACGCTGTCTACTGACAACGTATTAATTGACGACAATCCGAATCTCGATCTGCAATAATTTTGTATCTGGAGAGTGTTTATGACAAAAGTTAGCACTGCAATCGTGCCAAATGAGCGACGTGATCATCTCAAACGTCGACACGTGTCACGTGCAAGAAGGGCGATTGATCAGGCAAGTTTACTTAATCAATTGCACAAGCGTGAAAACGATTATTACTACATCGTTCGTCATGTAACCTTTAGAGAATCAGTTGTTTCACTATGGGCGATGGGTTATTATACCGATCAAATTGCGAAATTCATCGGTAATGGTATTACTGAGAGTGTCATCTTGCGTACAATTCGCTCTCATCTAGCAAAGTTTCAGTCTACACTACTGACTGCCATAATGCGCTTCACCCCTGAAGCTCAGAGTGGGCAAGAGATGGAAAATCTTACCTTAACAACACAACATTAGGACATATCATGGAAATAACTAACGACGATTCTAGAAATAAAATCGAACCGCAATCAATTGTTACAGATGGGTTCGACATTCGTAAAAGTGTCTTCATCATTCCAGTAGACGCTCCTCTACCTAATGAACTAGCGGACGCACCAGTGTCATCTGGTTCTCTATATCAACGTATTGCTCCGCTAACAGAAGAAGAGATCACAACTGATTTTGCCCTCGTTCCATTAGCTGGAAATGAGTTATTAGCACTAGATCGTGCTTGGACCACTCTGGTCAATGCTCCTAGAATTTATGTTTTACTTGAAATTCCGGGTGCTAAATACGATATTTTGTTTACTCAGGCTAGGCGTCAGTTAGGTCTTAGAAGTTTAGATTGGCCTACCGTTTCTGAGTCGATCGCTGAACGAGTCAGAACCGTCCAGAGAACTACCGATAAGACACCTTGGGCCTTAGGTATGCAAAAGAAGCAATATAACGGTTCTAATATTGATGAAGTCAATCAACAAGTTGAGCCTCCTAAGACGGAAGGAGACGCAATTGAAGATTAATCCGGAGCATGAATTTCTATTCAAAACTACCGGAGCCAAACGTTACATAGCTAAGAAACAGATACCACGTGCCAATGCTGTGATATCATTATCTTACGATGATAGGCCACGTCCTGGCGATCGTGAGAAGTTTCTATTCGCTGATGATCATCGATGCCTCAGAATTACCGAAGGTTTAGTGAAGAAACTTGGAGATGAATTTCCAGTGGACGTGCTACCGTCAGGCTTTGCTGGTCCATCCGCGGTCCCTTCTGATTGGAACAAGTTGCTAAATGTCTCAGGATATGGTGGTGATCCACTGCCAATACCTGTGTATAACAACAAACATCTGATTGAAAGCATGGGATTAGCTAGTAAGATTAGACCCGCTGACTTACCCTGGTTTAAAGAACTAGTCAGACTGTTCTTTGGTGCAGCAGTTCCTGCTGATCTCCATATCAGGAAAGCAGCGTCAACCGGTTTTCCTTGGTTTACAACGGATAATGAATACAAGAAATTAGGTACCATCAGATGTTTACACAACATCGACGATTGGCTTGCATCAATGTCCGGCGATAAATCACAATCAATAAGAGCATTGGAATTATATGATTCGATTCCTGTCTTTGCAATTCAGAAAAGACAGCAACCAGATGCTATTTCATTAGAAGGAGGAGTCTATAAACCTAAAGATCGACCTTTTCCCACAGAAGAGGAGGCCAGAACTGGTAACTACGAAGCGAAACGATTTGTTAACAAAACAGTCTATGATTATCAGGGTAACAGAATCGACGGACACTTTGCTATGCGGCAACGCACAGTGTTCGGTATGTCCGGGATTCCTAATTATGTGATGACGGCTGTTATGGGATGTTTTCGTGAAGTCTATCTTAACCGTTTTGCCTTCACCTACAAAACAAGAGATGATACTGACAAAGAGGAGAAAATTGCTAAATATAAATTTACCGTAGGATCAGATGTCAAGCAGATGGACACTACAGTACCTGATTGGTTCTTAGAATTACTTTATGAGGAACTACCTAAATACTGGGATGAAAGGCTTGTTGTAGTGCTTCGTCGTATGATGAAGGCGCCTTATGTTGTGCCCTCTCCTTGGGTCAAAACGCCTGAGGATTATAATCCTGTATTCGGCCCTTCTCCTCTAGAAGGAAATTCGTTTGATGCATCAGTAGGCCTCCCGTCCGGTATCTTCATCAATCCGGATATCGGTAAATTATGGATGACCTTTGTGTACTCTATTCTTTATCGCGATGTAGGTGCACTTAAAGCTGTTTCTGAATTAGAACCTTTTCTTCAAGGCAAGAATCCAGATCATGCGTTGCTTGATATGTCTGATGATGCTGCAATGTTGACTAATAACCAATCAATCGCTGCTTCGCTTAAAGAGGGTAAATCACCATATGCAGTCTTGGAGCCAGAAACCCCTGTGTTATATTTAGGCTCAGTGTTTTCAGAAGTTGATGGTAAGAAACGCTCGTTTCCGAATCCCGTCACTTATGTAGTAAATATGCTTGCGCGTGAAGACTCTATTGATAAGATCAATCCAGTCAATCATGCTGAAGGCGTATTAGCAAGATATCAGCAATATTCACGAACACCTATCTTTAGGGATCTCAACCGCATCACGGAAGAGATCATTCGTAAACATGCTGGTGTAAACCCTTACCTAATGGCTCGATCAATGGCCAAAAGGCAAAGGTTCAACGATGTCGATGCTTTAGTGATAGCGAATCCACACTACTTGAACTATCGCGTCGATCCCAAAACCGTGTCTAAAGAAGTTTTAGATGAGATTGTTGCTACCATTCCCGCAATCAATTTCTTCGATAAGATTAGACATTTGTTCAAAGTACCTACAACCAGTATAGGAGAAGTAAATGGCTAAGTCCATTGATACAGTAATACCAAGAGAGGAAGTGTTCTTCGAGCTTCCATCCTTGGCACATCCTGAAGTCTACATCCAGTTTGGCCGCGATGGAAAGTATGGTGTAAGACGCAAGGATCACATCTTAGATGAACCTCTAACAATGAAAGTTGAGGATTTCAAAGATCTACCTCACTATCATTATTCTCTACCAATCAAGGTAGGCTCAAAGCCAACTATTAGTCTACCCTTTGGTCTTGTTGTACTAACAGGTTTTACCAAAGCAGGTAAATCGAATTTTATCACTTCAGTCAACGCAGCCACTTTAGCTGCTCAACAAGCTGAACTGTTTGCTCGAGTGATTGCCGTAGAACCAGTTGCTGGTGACGATCTTAATGTCCCTCTCTTCTATTCGATCGACGCAGCCATTGTTTATTTAGTCACGCAGCATATGGCGCTGAGAAAGACAGGAGCGCCCGCTCCTCTAATGGTAGTGGATTCATTGCGTGAGGCGTTGTTTGAGATCAGTGGCACAGCCGGTGAGAAAGGCATAATTAATGCTTTCTTCACAGCAACAACACGATTATCAAATGCTCTTGCCTCAAATGGGATGACAATGTTGGCAATCGTCAATCCTATGAGCACGGATGCTGAGTACATTAAGGGCTTCATGTCTAGATTGGACAGTGCTGTCCCGGCGTACATCAACCTACAGACTCGTTCTGAAGAAAGTGGGAAAGCAGTATTTGGAGGGCAGATAGCTGTGCGTCCAAGACGTGAATTACATAACTTCACTTTCGCTGTGTCGAACAAAATCACAACTGAATTACTAGAAGTGGTCGAATTCAATGCAGGAAGAGCGACCGAGTTGCCTGGATTATATTCAGGCGTTAATGCTGTATTACAGACAGAAATCTAGGAGAATATTATGGTTAAGAAAACAGTCATTCCAACAAATAACAACAACGGTGGCCAATCCGGCAACCTTCCGAACAAAGACAATCCGTTGCCTAGTGCAAGCATTGTTGTATTCGAGCAACTAATTAAGAAGTTCGATGCTGGTGATAATGAGCTGAAAGGCACACTACGCAAACGTCAAGCAGATACTGCGATATCAACCGGTAGCGTTGATTTTGTGTCATTCCACAGACCTACTGACGTGCTAGTATCCCGTTGGTATCCTGGTTATAGAGTGACTGATCTCTCAGGTGCGGACGCTGAAGAATCACTTGGTTTCATGCTAGCGGATGATATGACTAAAGTCACCGATCCTACTAAAGCGTCAGAGGAAGTAGCTGATTCACTCTACGGATTCCAACGCTTACTAGGCAATCCATCCATTGCCAACGCGATCGTCCTTGAATTGCTACCAAGAAAAGGTGTTCCTGTAAGACGCGATAAATATCTTGTCACTGAAGAAATGGTCGGTGATGTGTCAAATAATCAACTTGCAGCTTATGGCGAGACACGTGTGTCTGTTGTATCTGCCGTTTCACATGTCATCACTCGTGTTTTCTCCCACCTTGAGCTTGTGTTACCTTCACCTGAGCAGAAACAAGTTAAAATCGCTAATTCATTTGCGATCACACCAGCTGATCTGAAGAAGCTAATCATGGTTGATTCATTACGTGATTTATTTTCAGATGCTCGGCTAGGTGAGGTTCGTCGTGCGCTTGACAAAGATGCCACACCTGAGATCATAGCAGAGGTAATCTCTAAGATGCTACGCACTGCAGCTAGCTCGATTCCTGAGATAGTTCTGAAGTTCCAACAAATCGAGCTTGTCCAACAATTGGTACATCGCTTCCATGTTGATCCTCGTTCATTAAGTCAAGTAATGCAAGCGTATTCAGGTCTACAACAGTTGGCTAATTTTGCTAACTTTGCAGTCTGGGCGGCAAAGAACCCGTTACATGGTTTCATCGATCAAAACAATACGGATCTTAAAGAAGCTTGTGACAATATTTTGTCAGTTATCAATTCAGCTCCTTCGATCGAAGCTATGTCACTGAACAAGTATATGGATCATTTTGGTATCGTACCTGCGAGTGCTTCCGGCATTTATCGTGGTGCTGTAATGTATCAGACAAAATCACAATCTTCTCAAATGGATGTGATCCAAGGTAAGATTCAAGGTGATGGATGGTTAGTTAACCAACAGCCAGCAGAATACACACCAATTTCGAGAATTTCGGATGAGCTTAATCGCAACATTCTTGATCCTCGCTCTCTAGGTGGTCTTGCCAACTTGGTTGCCGATGAAATTTCACTACAACCATTCAGCTTAGGTGATGCTCCTATCTTGAACACCATTAATGTTTCAGATGATGATATTCAATATGTGGCGATGGCTATCGCCGAAACACTTTCTTTTGTGCAAGTCGCTACATCACGGAAGAAAGGCGTGGGTATGTCAGGTATCCCTGATATCGTCTATGGTGTCAACGTGTCAGAGCAGTTCTTAATGAATGTTGGTGCTGCAAACCCCGGAACCGCATTCTTTACTGATCCAGTTGCCGTTGTATTATACGGTTTGGGTGATGAGTTCTTGAATAGTGTGAAGGAACCAATCCCTCTACCCTCACGCAAGCAAAGTTTTGATCTACCGGTTGCTCTAGACACACACTTTAAAGGTGATATTTCAGGGTATGTTTCAACAAAGATCGAGACACCGTTCAAAGTTAAATTGCCTATCTCAATCACTCAAACGGATGGCAAGGTCGGTAGTATTGATATGATCATATCAGTCTTACCGATCCTACTGCCTGCGCCAGATGCGAATGGTAATATCGCTATCATTGATAGCAAAGTTCATTATTACTCCGTAAATGAGCCTGGTGTCGATAAGGATATGAAACTGATGCTTGCAATGGCTTCAGAATATCAACAATATGGTAACCGTGTTTTACAAGATCGCGCTAAATCTTGGATCATTGAGACGCTAGGAAATGCTATGCAGCATCCTATCATTGTTTCTATGGCAACGAAAGCGGTTAACAGATCATTGATTGCTCAATCATTCGACGGTCGTCGCCTGAAATCACAATTCTATGATCTGATGATCATGGCGTACTTCACGGCTTTGTTAGGTACATTGACTCGTTTCAACAAGGTTCAAGCTACTGTAGCTGAAGACTTAATTAAGAACGTGCCTGTACCTGGACTGTCAATTAAAGCTTCTGCTTTATTGATGTCTATGCCAATGCAGTTGAACGCAAGTTCACTGTTTAGTGGCAACTAATCATCATACATGGATGAATAAATAACCGAGCGAAAGCTCAGCTCTTACTGCTTAGTGTAAG